TACTGTCAAATATTAGCCTCCATACATCCGCGGCACTTAATACATCACTTTCACCGTTCTTCCAGTCGATAGTTATTTCAGTGCCTGGCTCACCATTCATAACAGCAGTGTATTCCATACTACCAAATACATTCTCCCAAGCATCAGCAAATGACTTGCCTTCTTGTTGTTTAGTTTTAATATGATGTTCAGTCATAGTAGGTCTTAGCTGTCCTATAATAGTTTCTGGACCCATATTCAAAGCACGAATAGCCGACGGATAAAGTGAATTAATATCAATAGCACCTATGTAGTCATGCATACCTTTCTTAGGAAACGCCACATAAGCACCTGCGGCCTGTGTAGTGCCTTCATCGCCAAATTTTCTATTAGGAACTATCATACCTAACTGATGTGCTTCGTTGATAATAGCTTGTTCAGTAACAGCAACAGCACCCATTGTTGTTTGTAGTAGTACTGTGTTGTCATGTGCTAATTCATTAGCAAGATCAATAAATCTTAATTTCTTGTCTAATTTATCTAATAGAGCAGTATCTTGTCTATTATACTCAATGAACTTTTCAAAATCTTTATTATATAGTTGATCTAGGGTACCTTCATATGGAGTTTTTGTTTCTGCTAGTTCAAACTCAGCAATAGCATCCAACGAGTAACTATGTCTTTCTTCGTATGTATATTTTCTATACAGTTGCATATAATCTAAATGCACACGACCAATCAAATCAAATGTTAAGTTGCTGGCTCCAAAGCGTTCAAACTCACGTTTCTTAGGAAATTGATTCCATAAACAAAAACGTCTGGTATCATCTTTTGACAGCACACGATTAGTTCTCATTACCATGTAGGGAATATCAAATCCTTCTGAGTTCCACCCACTCAATATATCAGCATCTTCAATTATATCTAAGAAAGTTTTTATAAGATCTTCTTCACGTTCCATTAAAAAGCAATTATCATACTTGCTAGCAATTTCTTCGGCAGTTTCCCAACTCATTGACTTAGGTGGGATCACCATAGTAACTAGTTTTTCCATCCAATCAAGATATACTGATACTGCTGTAATTGGATTAAAAGGATCATCGGGCTTACTAAATCCTCTTACTGGATCAAAGTCAACCTCAATATCAAAAAATGCTGTTTGTAGTTTAGGTGACGGCTTGCCTAGATAATTATTCTCTAAGCAACGGAATACAGGATTAATATCACTTTCCCAAGTCTGCTTGCCTGAGTTTACTTTTAATTCTCTGTGAAACTCTTTTGAATTTTTAGTTTGGAATCGATCTACAGGAGTACCATATATGGTACGGTGTTTACCCTTAGGAGCATCATAATAAAATACATACTCTGCTGGGTATTCTACATATTCTCTTTGGCCATTGTTGCGTTCAACAATGTATATACGATCTTTTTGCCTGTCAAACAGGGCATCTACGTAACTCATTTATACTCCTTTTTGTGCGACTTCTAGCTCACACACACTCTTCATGCCCACTGTGGGCGTAACTCTTACTATTATTATACTTTACTTCAACAACTAAGTCAACTATAAAGTTCGACCAGCAGTTTCTAACACAGTTGTTAGTGTTTCGTGATCTGTGTTTGTGTCTGTAAATGAGGATTTTTGTGCAATTTTAATTGCTTTTTTAAGAATACTTGGTTTAACTTGTAGTTCTTCAGCTACAGCTTTTACAGTATCACTAAGCCCAGCATTCAAATCTTCTACTTCTGAAAGTACTTGAATCCCTTCGTTAATTAACTGAACCAGCTTTGCTTTTTGTTCTGAATTGAATACTTCTGACATATTAATGCCTCCTTGATTTATAGTTATAAAATATTATACTATAATTACTTATTGTTTGCAACAACTTTGTAGAATTTTTGATACAGTAGTGAACTCAACAGCTAATTCATCATACAATGTTTCAGGTGGGCGTCTTAGGAATGCTCTAGTAACATAGGCTGTTTGCCCCATTTCTTGATAATAACTTTCTGTGGGCCATTTTGACTTACCCCAACCCAATGAATGTACCAGAAGACATTCATCCCCTACTTCTTTTAGAATCGGTATTCGTTCTCTAATTGGTTTGTGTGTGCTTTCTAGTAATTTAATACAGACGGGTTCCGTATTAATCTGTGGCTTGTCCATGTAGTTAGCAAACAGGTGTACAAGGTACGCTTCGAGATCGTCTTCGAGGTCGATTAACAACATGTCTTCTGCTCTTTTAACAGCATCATAGCTGTGTTTCAGATAATGCTCGTAGTTTGTCATTTTACCACTTACGACATGACCAATATCTTGCTTTAGTTTTTGGCCCAGGACTATCGCAATTATGTCTAGCACGGAAACTTTTACGTGCCGCAGGGTTATTTTTTCTAATACGCATTGTTTTGCCTTTTACACTTGACCCACCGTGTCCAAAATTTACTTTTTTAATGTTACCTGTTTTAGGATCCTTAACATAAACTTTAAACTTCTTAACATCACCTTGCATAGGTTTGTTTAGTTGGACTTTACGTCCTTGATATTCTGCTTCTTCAAGAGTTTCTTCTACGTCTCCGTAAGCTTCAAAGAATTTGTCATCATCTTCGTAAGTTTCTTCTGATTCAGCATGCATTGCCGCCATATGTTTTTTGTACTTTTCGGTACCTTTCTTATGTGGGCTCTTGCCTTCGTTTAAGATTTCATTAATTTTCATGATATTAGCCTTCTATTGTTTCTAATGTTATTGTTTCTGATATCGGTTCTTTTTCAGGAACTGCATGTGGTGTAGCTTTGTTTTTTGCTCCGCAATCAAGTTTTAAAAGTAGTATAGCACATAGTAAAGGATTTGGTTTCTTTTTATCTTGTGTTTGCACTTGTTCAGTGTCAACAGTGTCTTGTACAGTTGTACACCCAGATTGAAGCATTAATATTACTACTAATACAAAAAATAATATTTTCATCTATTTGGCTCCACATGTAAGGTGCATATAGTACCTGGCTCTGTACATTTTAGTATTGTGTCATAGTCTATTAGATAACCATTAGCTATATGACTAAGTCCTAGTATTACAGACGCAATAATAATTGCCTTACTTGTTGTCATTTCTTCTTACCACTTTTCATATTAGCACACCAGTGATACATTTTTGCTTTTTCACCAGATGCTTTTTTTGCCTTTGCTCTTAAGTCTGTTACTGAACCTTTACAACTAGCACCAGCCTTTTTTACTCTACCTGGACGACTTTTACCTTTTTTTTTACCGTCGGCGAAGTTTTCGTTCATACTAGCACGTTTGCCCCAATCTAAACTTATTTTGTCATCTGTGATTGGACCACCTGCGGCCCATGTTTCACATGTACGTGCTGAATGACATTTAAAATGATGCATCCAACAGTACCCAAGTTTACCGTAGTCATCGGATGTTTTACCAGGCATACATTTTTCCATCCTTGGTGATACATCAAACGCTACACAGTTACCACATAGGCTTTCTTTAGCTGATTCTTCTGTAGTGTCCCAAAGTTTAGCGGCCTTCTTCCAATAGTCAGCTGGGTTTTTAAAGTTCAATGGTCCATACATATAATTCTTGATTGTTGAATTTCTATTGTCTGTATTAATAGCTATGTCCTGTGTAGCTGGCGGACATTTTGCTTCAAGTATTTCCTGGACTTTCACTGATTTTCTCCAATTATTGGTTTTACTTCCATAAACTCTGGACACTGTTTGTTGAACAATCGCATAATAATACCAGCTTCACTGTTAGCTTCGTTTTCAGCATCGCTACCAGTCATCCAACTATCGTCGACAAGTTTGCTATCACAGTCTTGTTTATAGTGTACCATTTCGTGTGCGAGTGTTCTAAGAATATCAACAGGATGTCTGTCAGAAATACTTAGATGTATATTCTTGTTGTTTGGATCATAGCCGCCAAAGCTGGCTTGATGTGTACCTGTTTGTTTTTTGCAAAGATGTATTTTAGGAAGTTTTGTTATATTTAGATGCTTACAAGCGATAGGCAGTAGTTGTCGAAATCCTTCCATGAGATCTAGATCGTGTTTTTGTTCTTCGTTTGTTTTTTTCTTACCGTCGCAATGAGCTTGCTGACTAAACCCTTTTGGGTTTGAACAGTCGATTGAACGCTTATATTTCTCCGTCCATTTTTCAAATAAGTCTAAAGCTAGCATGATATAGTATTTATTTCAGACCAATCTTCATAAAACGATTGTATTGGGTACCTTCCACACATTCTAAAGGCATTTGTTTAAGGCAGTAAGTTTCAACTAACGGATAAGCTTCATCAAATACTGTCAGTGTTTGATATAAATTTTCTTTGTTCCCCCGTTGTTGGTCTCTACCTTGTAATGCTACTATGGTTCCATTAGGGATATTGTCAAACCATTCTTGACCTTCGATATCATTGGTGCTGGTATTAATTACTAACGAATCGTTGTCTTTGAATTTGGTATTATTGCAGTCCTGCGTAACTGGCACGACTTTTTCGCAACAAGCGTTTTGTTTGGCATATTCGGTATTTTTAGGGTCAATATCTATCAAAAATAGCTTATTACATGCAATATTTCGGTCTAATATGTACTGTGCTATACTTCCGTACCAACTACCTAAAGCATATACATTGTCAAATTTATCATGCCCTAATCGTTTAAGAGTCCGACATAACCATAGCTTACCTAGATTGAGATCTTGACTCATGCTACCGGCTGGGGTGTTCGGAGAACTTTCAAAGAGTTCAATAGCTATCATTTGGTTCCCTTTGTTTTTATCTGTCGTATCCTTCCTGGAGTACGTACTCTTACTGGTTTAGTTACTTTCCTTTTAAATCTTTTAGGAGTTTCGCCTCTCCATTTATTTAATTTTTTAACTGTTCTACTAGCACGTGATCTTGTTTTAGTACGATTACTTTTAAAAGCCTGCATTTTGTGTGTTCTAGCTCTAACTTTCTTAAATCTATTTGACTTTGCTACATCTAATGCTTGGTTACAGTTACTGACATCCGGTACCGTTCTTCCTTTACGTTGCCCAGTTTCACATCTCCAAAAGAGGTTGATATGCCCTGTGTTAGGATTACGCCTAAACACAGCTCTATGCTCTTTAACTATAAACTCTTTTGCTCTCATAATTTAAAGTAATCAATGAATAACCTAGCTATTCTTTTATGTCCTAGTTCATTTGGATGTGTTCTGCATCCTTCAAAATACTGTCCTTGGAAGTCTTCCTCGGCTGGTCCGTCCCACAGATCAGCATTGTATGTTTGGAACAACCTTAAAAACTTATTTCTTTCGGTTAGTATTTCTGTTAAGCTTTTACTATCTAAAAACTTTTTTCTATCAATGGCTAATCCGAATTCATGTATTTTATCAATCTGACCGTAGTTATGTATCATACTATACCGACACCCTTGATCATTTAATATCTTTTGTATGGTATAAACAAACACAGCGTGGTGATATTCAAACCACCTCAAACTTTTATTACCTAAGAACTCTTTATACCGTTTAGTTAAGTTGCCGGTCCCTTCCATACTATACATATTATGGAATCCGTCTTCTTCACTTTCATCATACCATCTTACATCTGGCGGAATAATTACAGTAACTATGTCATCGTTTTCTATTTGCTTAACATTTGCTACAATAGTTTGTAACACATTGCCAAGACTAAATCCTTCTACTCCATAATTACTATATTCTACACCTAACTGCTGAGCCATCCAGTGCGGATACGGTTTTTCACCTTCATTTAATTCAGCTCCGTATGCCCAACTATCTCCAAATGCTATTATTTTCATATTATTGTATGCCCACTTCGGTGTTTTAATCCTAGGCAGGAGCCTCCTAACATAACGGTCCTATGGCTATGTTCTTTTATATATTTATTGCTCTTTAGGTGGCGGCACGTACTCTACAGTTATTTTACCGTCTTTGAGTGTTACCTGTATCTGTCTGTATATTGTAGTTGGTAATCCATCTTGTCTATCTATTGCGTTTTCTACACTAATACTAAACACATTTTCTAAATCGCCTATGTATTGATTACGTCCGTCATCTTCCTCAATTTGTCTAGCTAGCTCACGCACTTCATCTACAGTTATATCAAGGGCACCGTAAACATTACTATAATATGCACTAGCAGAATCATTGTATTCTGTGTATGCAGGATAATCATCTTTGTATTCACCTTCTTCATCAACGTAACCCTCGTCTCGAAGATACTCATAATACCCGTCATCGCTCATTTCCCAATCCATCATAACTTCATTTAAGAATTCTAAGCTCATCTGTTTAATTTCTTCACAGGCTTTTCTAAGTTCATCTTCATTAGGGAAAAATATTATACGTCCGCCCAAGTCTGGGTCAACAGTTAGCCACCACTCTCTAAAGTCTTCACCGAAGCGTTCTATTAAATCTCCTGCGTCTACGTCACGATCCTGTTCGTCCATGTACTGTCCAGACTCTGGATGTACTTGATACTTTTCACCTTCGTATTGGGCTTTGGTAGGAAGTAAGATGTACATTGGGCCATCTCGATTGTATCTATCAAACATATTGTTACTGTCTGCGGCTGTACACCAGCGTGTGCCTTGTCCATAGTAGCAAGCGGCACTGGTATCTTCAGGCTGTATGACACGCACACCTGCGTCTTTATAAATTTCTTTTGCTTGACCTTTATCTCGCTGTTCCTTGCCTTCAGGTTCTTCATATTGATCAACTGCATCATAGAATGATTTTAAATCTTTAAATCTATTAAAGTCTGAGTGTTCAGGTTTAAGCAATTTTTTAACTGCTAGAGTAGCAAACTTGGTTAGATAGTCACGCATTGTACTACCTATGTCTTCCCATTTGAGTAAACCGTTGGCATACATACGAGCAAGTGCCTGTGTATACTTTTTCTGTTTAGTAGGATCGCCCACTTCAATTTGATTTTTAAGTATCATCTCAGCGGCTTCCACAGGAGTTAAGTTGTCCTGTATATTTTTTCTAACAGCACCTGGAACAGTGTTATCAGCCATAGCAGTATTAACTAGCTTGGCGGCAAATGCCTGTGCTGTTTTTGATCTATCGTATTCTATTATAAAGTGTCTTGCTCTCATTTTACTTCCTAAATATTGATACTACGATTGGGTATTCACCGTCACCCGCTATTAATTGTTCGTATGCTTTCTTACCTTGACGTTGTTCGTGATCACGCCATACTTCATCAATCACTGCATCTGGATCCTCACAGTA